TAAAATAGATGAAAAACTTGTAGTAAGCTCATCATCAGATACACGAGTAAAAATAGAATCTGCAACTGGAGCCACATCAGCATCTTTATATTTAGAATCCGGTCAAGGAGTTTGGGAGCTAGCTGTAACATCTGAATCGGCTGCAGAAGAGAATATGTTTGAAGAGTCGTTAGTATTTAGAACGCGTAATTCAAAAGCTATTCATAGTGCATGGAGTGCTAACGGTACTTATGCTGAATCACTTAGATTGAACAATTTAGGTAAAGCAGGATTTAGTATACCGTACGATACAGCAACTTATGAACTCAACCAGCAAGTTACTGTAAGTGGTTCCTTAAATATAATTCAAGGAAGAACTATAGATATAAATACAGGAACATTCCATGATTCAGATGGATTAAACGGTATCTACTTCAACAATCAGAAAATGATATATGTTTCTGGTTCAGGTGCAGCTACAAGTATATTCTTAGGTGTAGCCGCTGGTGGTGTAGCTACAGCTACTGATGGTCACGCTAATATAGGATTCGGTTATCAGTCAGGTATGTCTTTAACTAGTGGTCATCGGAATATACTAATAGGGGATAATGCTGGTAAAGCAGTAAATACAGGTGATGCGAATGTGTTCATAGGAGAAGCTGCAGGACTAAAAGCTACTACCGCTGAGAATTGTATTGCAATTGGGACTGGTGCATTATATAACACAGTAGCTGGTGCCCAAAGTAATATTGCTATTGGACATATGGCTATAAAAACTGGTGTAGCTACTGGTGATTATAACACTGCTATAGGAACTCTAGCTTTAGAAGATTTAACTACAGGTGCAGATAATGTAGCAATTGGTAGTTCAGCAGCTTTAAACTTAACTACTGCAACAAATACAATTGCAATCGGTCATGATGTAATGTCTGCAGGTGTAGTCGTAGGAAATAATAATATTGCAATAGGGCAATTATCAGGAAATGACATAACTGAAGCTGCCAATAATATACTTATAGGAACTAAAGCTGGTGGAGGATTAACCGTAGCTACATATAATATAGCAATTGGACTAGAAAGTCTAAATGGAAATGGGGATAGTACTAGAAACATAGCAGTTGGTTATCACTCAATGCGATTAGGAAATGTTACTGGTGATGATAATATTGGAATCGGTACAGAAACACTGCACGACTTAACCTCAGGTAAAGATAATATTGCTATTGGGTCCGGTTCTGCTGGTAATATAACAACTGGTGACAGGAATATTAGTATTGGTTCAGCAACAATGGATACAGGAGTTATCGTAGGAGATAATAATATAGGTGTAGGCTCATACACACTTAGAGACTTATCATCAGGTACAGATAATATATCAGTAGGTTTAGCTGCAGCATCAAACTTAACAACAGGTATTTCTAATATATCAATAGGTTCAGGGTCAATGGCATTAGGTGCTGTGACTGGTAGAGATAATATATCTGTTGGTAGTTTTGCAATGGAAGATATAACTGCAGGATCAAACAATATAGCAGTAGGTTCAGGTTCATCTGCAGCAATGACCACTAATATCGGTAATATAGCACTTGGGTTTGAATCATTGAAATCTTCTGCAAATGGTGCAAGCTACAATGTTGTAGTTGGATATCAAGCAGTAGCTACTGGAGATTTATCCGGTGTTAGTAATGTAATAATAGGAAAAGAGGCAGGGCTTAATGCAACAGCAGCTAATAATAATGTAATTATTGGTAGAGCTGCAGCTGGATTAGGTATAACAACAGGTGGATTCAATGTTGTAATAGGACGGTATGCAGGTTTTGATTTAACATCAGGAGCAAGCAATGTTTTTCTTGGTGATGCAACCGGATTTAATGCTACAGTTGCAAGTGATAATATTGCAATAGGTAACCAGTCATTTTATAATTCAGTAGGTACAGGTCAAACAGTTAGTAATATAGCTATTGGTTTCAAATCTATGAATACTTCTGCAGTGGTAGGTTACCGTAATACTGCAATAGGAGCTCGCACACTTGATAATCTAACTACAGGTTTAGATAATATAGCAGTAGGGTCCTCAGCTGGTCAAGGATTAACAACAGGGAAAGATAATATAGCAATAGGATCTGGTTCATTGCACAATGCCACTAACATAGGTTCTGGTAACATTGGGATAGGAAAGGAATCATTACATAGCATAACAGAAGGTAAGCATAATATAGCGATTGGTTCCGGTTCACTAGGATCATCTCTAACTGCAATGTATTCAATAGCAGTTGGGTATAATGCAATGAGTGGTTCAAATGATGAATCTAACTATAATATAGCTATTGGCTATGAAGCTATACGTACTGGAGATGTTACTGGTGTTAATAATATAGCTATTGGCTCTAAAACTTTAGACAAACTAACAACAGGATCACATAATATAGCTATTGGTTCAGGTTCTATGATGAACGGTGTAGTTACTGGTGACTTTAATGTTGCAATCGGTGTATCTGCATTAGAGTCTGTAACGGTAGGTTCTGGTAGTGTTGCAATCGGTCATAAAGCTGCAAGCAACCAAACTACTGGTGAAGCAAACATTGCGATAGGAACAGGATCTATGGGAGTAGGTATTGTGTCTCACCGCGACGGTAACAATGTAGCTATAGGGTCATTTACATTAGAAGATCTAACAACAGGTACAGATAATGTAGCAATTGGAAATAAAGCAGGATTTAATATAACTACTGCAACAAATACAATTGCAATCGGTCAAGATGCAATGTCTGCAGGTGTAGTTACTGGTGCTGATAATATTGCTATTGGTAGAGATGCTTTACTAGCTGCTGTAGGTGCATCAAATAACATTGCAATAGGTATGAAAGCTCTTGCAGTTACTACAAATACAGCAGCAGGAAATATTGCAATAGGTGATGGAGCAGCTCATGAAGGTATAGTAACTGGTACAAATAATGTAATTCTAGGTAGCGAAGCTGCTGCAGTTGCAACTTCACTAGATGCGAATGTGATAATCGGTTATAAAGCAGCTCATGAAGGCGTAGTTACAGGTGATAAAAATATAATCATGGGAGCATCAGCTTCTGCTATACTAACATCAGGTGTTAGTAATATTGTAATTGGAACAGACGCAGGTAACTTAATAACTACAAATCAAACAAATATTTTATTAGGCTCCGGTTCAACAGCTGCAGCTACAATAAACAATGCATACGCAATTGGTACATTAGCATCAGTTACTACAGGTAACTCATTAGTACTAGGTGGACAGACAGGTGAAAGGTTTACTATTGGTATGGGTGGTATAACCGCACCAAACGCAACACTTGAAGTATCAGGAACTGCTAACTTTACTGGATCAGCACTATTCTCAGGTAGTCATGTAAACGGACCTGGTCATGATGGTTATACTTTAAAAACTATTGGTACTACTGTTATGTCTGGTACAATGAATACAGCTGGTACATATAGGCAAATGAGAGCTCTAGAAGTATCAGGTACTACTAACTTCCGTGGAAATATGTATATAACTGGTAACTTAATAGTATCAGATATTGTAATAGCTCAAGAATTTCATACCGAGTTCGTATCAGCTTCTATTGCATTCTCTTCTGGATCTAATAAGATGGGTAACTCAAATGATGACCAACAGCAAATGACTGGATCACTTAGAGTATCAGGTTCAGGTCCACACTATTTCGTAGGTAGACGTATAGGTAACGTAATGCCAGGTACAGATAATGCTAAAGTTGGTATAAACACTATAAATCCAACTTACGAATTAGATGTAGCAGGTAACTTAGGAGTTGGAAGTGGATCACATTCAGATGTAAATCAATACTCTTACATATATCATAATGCAGATGAAGATACACACTGGAAGTTAAGTAAAGACACCTCAGAGTTTTCAGCAGGTGGGTACACATTAGGCATATCTGGTAGTTTAGATGCTAACAATGAAGTTATAGTAAATGAAGGCGCTAAAAAGATGAACTTCAGGGTTGAAAGTGCAAATGCTGATCCTGGAGCCCATCATAATGATGAACATTTATTATTTGTTTCAGGAGGAGCTTTAATAAACGAAGGATGGCCAGAAATACAGCAACATGGAGCAGTTGGTATACGTTGTAGTAATCCAACTAAAGCATTAACTGTATCTGGATCTATAAGTGCAAGTGGTAATTTATACCTACACGGTGATATCTCAGTACGAAATATAACATCATCAGGTAATATATCTGCAAGTAACTTGTTTGCTACTCATTCATTTGGAGGTAGAACATCATTTATAGGAAACGTAACAGCTTCTGGTAATATATCAGCAAGTCAACTCTTAGTTGCAACTACAATTAGATCATCAGGAAGTATCTCAACTAAATTACATATAACTGCATCTGGAAACATAAGTGGAAGTGGAACTCTAGATATAACTGGAAACGTTAATTTTGATGGTGATTTAGATGTAGATGGTACAACTAATTTAGATGCAGTAGATATAGATGGAAATACTCAAGCAGATGGTACATTAACAGTAGGTGTTGATGGTACCGGTCATGATGTTGTATTCTTCGGAGCTACAGCAGGACAATTCTTACGTTGGAGACAAGCATCTGACGAATTAGTATTAGCTGGAGATAGTAAATTATCATTCAATGATAGTGGGAATAGTGACAATATAGTTGCATCTGCAGCCGGTCATTTAGAAGTAAATGCAGGAGCTACTCTTGACATGACTGCACCAACAGTAGACATAAATGCATCAACTGAGGTTAAAATTGGTGGAAATGTTAATCTTTATGGTCATTTTTCAGCAAGTGGAAATATAACAGCATCAGGTAACATAAGCGCAAGTGGGATAATATACACAGATGAATTATCACAAGGATTTGCAACAACAGGATTAACCTTAACAGGTAATGTAACAGCTTCAAGTAATATAAGCGCAAGCGGGTATGTATCAGCAAGTAACTTTATTGGATTATCTGGTAGCTTCTTAAATATACAAGTTACAGGATCAGGTACAGCAGCAGGAACGGGGTCATTTGGTAGAATAGATGTTAATCATATTGTAATTCATAATCATGAAACAATAGGTGGTCAAGGTTTAACTGTAAACGGTGCAGAGACAAATCTAGGAACTGCTGGTGATCTTACTCACATAATAAGACATTATGGTCATGTTTCAGCATCTGGTAATGTTGGTATAGTTGGCAACTTAACTGTTACTGGTTCTATATCAGGTTCCTCACTAAGTGTTAACTCACTACATATTGCAAACGATCTAACAGTATCAGGTTCTATATCTGGTAGCTGGATTAGTGCTAGTAACGGTATATGGACATCCGGTTCTTTATGGGTAGGAGGTCAAGTATACGCTACTGGATCATTAACGCTTGGTGGACCGACATCTACTCATACAATAAAAGGAAATATAACATCATCTGGTAATATTAGTTCAAGTGGTATTATATATGCAGCAGATTACTACGACAATCAAGTAAATATAAATACAATTTACGCACCTATTGTAAGTCCAACATTTATAGGTAATTTAAGTGCAAGTAACATCTACTCAGCAGGTGACGTATCTGGTAGCCATATAAGTGCAAGTAAAGAAATTTACTCTGCAGGACATATAACAGCCTCAGGTGATATAAGTGCAAGTGGTGACGTATATGGTACAAACTTGTATGCTGCAGCAGGGGTGATGCATGATAATGATGCAAATACAGGAGTTGTGTTCGTAGCTGATACTGTTCAAATCCTAACAAATAATATTCAAGCAGCTGCATTTTCTACAACTTATGGTCAACGAATAGGAAACGTAACGTACCCTACAAATATAACAGGTTCAACAATATCATTAACAGGTAACATTACATCATCAGGTAATATAAGTGCATCTACAATCATAGCTTCACATAATGTAGTATCTAGTGGTTCAATTGTATCACGTAATTATAGATCGTTCTATGTAGCTGCTGCAGGTATGACACCTTCGATAACTGCAGGAGCAAGCGCAGCAACTGAGGAGTATACAGATAGTACATTTAATACTTATGATCATTTAGCATTTGATGGAAATGGAGCAACTGAACACGCAAACTTCCAAATACCAATGCCTTATGAATGGGACAGAGGAACAGTTTCAGCTAGATTTTACTGGCACTCAAATGCAGGAACTTTAAACAGTAGAGTAGTTGTTTGGGGAATTAATGCAAGTGAGGTAACTCACAATCTTGATCTTGATACAGTACAAAATACTTGGAACCAAGTTGCTTCAGCAGTAATAGATGATGATCAGAAGTTAATAATCTCTGACCCAGTTACTGTAACAGTAGCTAATGCAAATGCAAATTGGGCAACTGGCTCATTATCAACTTTTAGAGTAAACAGAGAATCATCTCATGCACAAGATACTTATTTAGGTGATTCTAGACTACTTGGTATTGAAGTTCAGTATAGAGAGCGCGCTGCAGCTGAAGGTTCATGGGGTGCAGGTCAAAATATATAATAAATTATGAGAAAGATAAGTTTACATCATATGCCTCGTCGAGGAGCCGCATTCAATGGAAAATCAATATACCTTGATGGTGTAAGTGATTATTTAGATCTCCAGGGTACTAGAGAGCATGTAATATCCACAGGTCAACAATATAGTCCACGGAGATTTAGGCAAGCAGCTTCTGCACATTGGCGCGATACTAGATCACGACCAAGAGACAATACCAAATATTATCGACCAGCAGCATGGACATTCTGGGTTAAATTTCCAGCTTCAACTATAAGTGCAGTAATTGCAAATTATGATGCAGGTAATACAGTACGACATGCTATTGTTAAAGAGTGTCATGCAAATGTTGAAAATACTGCTCGCTTCGGTGGTTACGTAATCGCATTATCAGGGTCACCTAATGGAACAGTACATGTAGTTTGTGGTTCAGGGAGAGCGAATGGTGGTGATAATGCATCTGGTAGATGTTTGCGTCGAGGTGGTACTAGTATAGTAGCTGATACTTGGTATAATATAACAGCTCAATGGATAGGTCGAGCTAATGGAAATGCAACTCAAGACGTAAACATATGGGTCAATGGGAGCGCTGAAACATTAACCCCTCACTACCCATCTGGTATTACATCTGGAGAGCTCGCTGCTAATACATTGGTAAGTGGATATAGTAATCCCAATCAAGGTACTCCTACTGGTGTCGGTAATACAGGTCAAGGTAATTACGAAGTTTTTGTAGGAAAATGGGGATCTACTCATACTGCTATGACAGTTCATGAATTCGCATTCTGGGAGTTAGGTCCTTATCCTGGCTATCCATTAACAGATAGCATGGCTACTGGTATTTATAATAACGGAATACCACTTGCATCCTTAGAAGCTGATTCAGGTACGTATGAACGAGGTACAGGTAAAACATCATCTGGTAGTATATCAATAGGAGCTGTAAAAGCTGATTGTAATATTACCATGACAAATACTGTAGGATTAACAAAAACATATATAGGTGTAACATCTGGTCAAGGTGGTACTCCTGCTACAACAGGTACTATTAATGCTGCAGGTGATAAAGTACAATTTTGGTTAGCACCTGGTAATATTGACTCAGTTACTGAATTACTACATGCAATAACAGGATCTCTAGGTCATGGGGGACAGAAAAATAATGGTACACCTGTATACACAATAAACGGTTCAGTAGGAGGAACCGGAATACTTTCACTACATCAAACAGTAGGTGGTTCACTTGGAGACACAGATATAACCGTAACCGGTACTGGTGCTACTGCTGTATCGAGTTTTACAAGTTTTACAAGTGGTAGTAACTTTCTCAAAGGGTATTGGCCATTAAATGGCCCAGCAATGTCAGGTTCTGATCAACGATTACAATATAATAGTAAATCAGTAAATGACTCTGCAGAGATAATTACAAATTCATATTGGCAATTCTTTTATACATTTCCAGCTAACCAAGCAATTAACGCTATTAAATGCAATGATGCAATTAACTTCGGAGGTACTTGGACTTCTGAAAAACCGGGATAATATGCAAACATTTGAATACATTATACTTACACTCGCTGATCATACTAATTCTAACAAAATAGAAATAGAATCACATTGTGTGTGTAATATCGCAAATACACAATATAATACAGGTGCAACTAAATGTGTACTAAAATTTGTAAAAAGAGCAGAGACATTAACATGTATGTCATCACTAACCAGGTACAGTGAATCAGAAATTATTAGTCAATTATCTGCAGATGAATGGAATACAGGTGCTTTAAACGCTTCTCTATCTGCATCAAATGCAATAGTAGCAGCAGCCGAATTAATAGATGGACATAGTTGATTAAGTATATAAATTAGAGTGTTTGAGTGCATATTAAGATATTTATTTAAGACTACATCGAGGTGTAACAAGTTCAATTTAAAAACAATATTATAGGAGTTTACGTTATGGCAGAATCAATCAAGTTTTCAGAAGATGAAATGAACAAGATTAAAGAGGTACAGAAAGTGTATCAACAAAAAACAGCAGTATTTGGGCAATTAAGTTTTCAAAAGTTTCAATTAGAGAGACAATTAGATCAAGCAACAGATGCTGAATTAAGGTTAAAAAAAGAAATTATAGATCTAGAGCAGCAAGAACGAGCACTAGTCAAGGAATTAAACGAAAAGTATGGCGCAGGTACATTAGATCCACAAACCGGAGAATTTAGTCCAGCCCAATCATAACTTTAAAACGTAGGAGTCGCTAATTATGGCAGAAAAAATCGTCAGCCCAGGTGTATTTACACGAGAAAGAGACTTATCTTTCTTACCAGCAGCTATTGGAGAAATAGGTGCAGCAATGATTGGTCCAACAGTAAAAGGACCAGCATTTGAACCAACTATTATTGAATCATTCAAAGAATTCGAGCAAGTATTCGGACCTAAAACTTTAGAAAGCTATTTACCTTATACGGTAGAGCAGTATTTAAAAAGTGCAGGTAGAGTAACAATTGTTAGAGTTCTAGGATTAAGCGGATATACTGCTACTAACTCTATACTTGAAGTCGTTAGTACAACATATCCTGCAGGAACGAATACTATAACAGGAACAGGTGTTTCACGAACTGTAGGTTTACTTCATCCATCACAAGTTGATAGTGATTCTAAATTTACAGCTTTATCTGCTTCAGCTAATGACTGGACAGGATCAGGATTTTTATTATTCTTATCCGCATCAGCTGGTGATTATAATGCATCTACAAACAATGCTGTAGGAATCACAGGTCACACTGTTTCACCTGCAACTGCATTAGAGCATTTAACATCAGTTAAAACAGGTTCAACTGCATATTCTATGTCAATAAATCCTTCATCTAATTTTTATGCAGAGAAGGTATTTGGTAAAACACCAAAAGATAGAAAGAAACCAGTATACTTGTTAAATTGGTTTGGAGCTCACGCTTCAAGATCTAATGCACTATCAGTAACAACTGGACTTACTAAAGTAACAGTTCAAGGTCGTAGAACTATTGCTTATGTTCATCAATATAATAACAATAAAAATGAACTAGAAGCTAGAACACCATTTATACAATCTCAAAAAATAGGTGGTAGTACAACTGACTTATTTAAAGTTCACAGAAGATCACACGGTACTGCAACTAGTTGGGAATTTAAAATTGCAATAGACAATATTAAAGCAGCTGGAACAATTGCAGGATCAGATTACGGATCTTTCTCTATGAGATTGAGACGAGTTGATGTAGATGGAACTATTAATGCTCAAGCATCTCCATTTGCACCATCAGGTGACTCAGATAGACGTCCAGATATTATAGAGCAGTGGAATAATTTAACATTAGATCCTAACTCACCTAACTTTATAGCTAGAGTGATTGGTGACAAGTATCAAGCAATTAATGCAAATGGTAAAGTAACTGTATATGGTGATTATGCTAATTTATCACGACATGTATGGGTAGAAGTACCAGAGGCAGTAAAAGATCAAGGTACCTCACCAAATTTAGTACCATTTGGATATGCAGCAGTTACAGATTGTGTACCTAGTTCTGATTCAGGATTTACAGGATCACCTTCTTCATCTATTGTTGGTCAAAAGAATTCATCATTAGCTAAAAAGACTCAAATACTAGATAATGTTTATAATAAAAATGTTTATTATGGATTTGACTTTGTAGATAAAGATAATCATAATTTCTTAAGACCAGTACCTAGTACTAATGCAAGTTCAAATAATAACATTGCATTTAATTTAAGTAATGAAAAACAACATCCTTCAGCTTCTTTAGAGACTGCTTCAGATGGTTCAACAATTACGCCAGGAGGTTCTGCAATTAATCTTTCAACTAAGAAATTTGTAGTACCATTCCAAGGTGGGTTTGATGGAAGTAATCCTGCTAGATTTATAGCACTAGATACAAATATAACTGCTACTAACATGCAAGGATTCGATTTATCAACTGCTGAGACAGATGGTGGTAAATCATATAAACGAGGAATTAACGCAGTATCTAATCCAGATGAATATGATATCAACTTAATGGTAACACCAGGTGCTAATCACAGATTACATTCAGTAGTTACAACACATGCTAAGAACACTTGTGAAGCTAGAGGTGATGCATTTTACGTAATGGATGCTGCAGCATATGGTGATAGTATAACAACAGTAACTAATACAGTTAAAGCATTTGATTCAAATTATGCAGCAACTTACTACCCTTGGGTAAAAATATTAGATACAGACAAAAATAAACCAGTTTGGGTTCCACCATCAGTAGTAGTACCAGGAGCTATCGCATACAATGATCAAGTAGCTTTTGAATGGTTTGCACCAGCTGGATTAAATCGTGGATCTTTAACTGAAGTTATTGAAACTGCAGATAGAGTGACACACGAAGAGAGAGATGATTTATATGAAAGTCGAGTAAACCCAATTGCTACATTCCCTGGTCAAGGTGTATGTATCTGGGGTCAAAAGACACTTCAAGGTAAACCATCAGCTCTTGACAGAGTTAATGTAAGAAGATTACTAATTGCAGTTAAGAAGTTTATTGCATCAGCTACTAAATATTTAGTATTTGAGAACAATACAAATGCAACGAGAAATAGATTCTTAAACATAGTTAACCCATATTTAGAATCAGTACAACAAAGACAAGGATTATATGCATTTAAGGTAATAATGGATGCTACGAACAACACACCAGATGTAATTGATAGAAATCAAATGATCGGTGAGTTATTCTTACAACCTGCGAAAGCAGCGGAATTCATTATATTAGACTTTAACATCTTACCAACAGGTGCAGCGTTCCCTGAATAGAATTAAAACATAAACTCTAGGAGTATAGAAAATGGCAGAAAAAATAGTTAGCCCAGGTGTATTTACACGAGAAAGAGACCTTTCATTTTTACCAGCAGGTGTTGCAGCAATAGGAGCAGCAATCATCGGCCCAACAGTAAAAGGTCCAGCATTTGAACCAGTGATTATAGAATCATTCAAAGAATTTGAAGCAACTTTTGGTCCAAAAACTTTAGATAGTTATGTACCATATACAGTTGAAGCATATTTAAAGAGTGCAGGTAGAGTAACTGTAGTTAGAACATTAGGTCTTAATGGTTACTCACCGGAATTAATGGCTATCACATTAGCTGGAAACAATGGAGTTGCTGCAACAGCAAGAATTACATTCACAGGTCAACCACAAGATGATAATATTAGTTTAGATATTACAGATGCAGCAGGAACTAAAAAGAATTATATAGCTAAATTAAATGAATCTCTTGGAGATAATCATTTTACACAAAATAATGCTAATGTAGCAGTAATAGCAGCTTCGCTTAGGGATTGTATAAACAATGCATCAGGTCACAATGGTACTTTAACCGCAACAGCTGCAGCAGGGGTAGTTACAATAACTAACACAGCAGTAGGTGTATCAGGAAATGTAGAAATTGTAACTACAGCAGCTAACAATTCAACAGCTGCTACTATGTCTAATACAACTATTACTACACAATTCGCAAATGGTGTTGATCATGATTTATTAGATTCATCTTCGGATGAAGTTGTTGCAGTTTTACATCCAACACAAGTAGATCAAGATGCTAAATTTACACCATCACTACTTACTGCAACTTCACAAATTGATTTAAAATTAACTGCAGGTACTTATAGTAATGCTGGCGTTTTTGCATCAGGTCAATCATTACCATTCACGTATTCAGGATCAATAGATACAACAGCTGAAAACTGGTTAGGTAACGTATTTGGATTAACACCAAAATCAAGAGTTCAACCAGTATATAATTATATGTTATTTACGAATTATGCATCAAGATCTTTTGCAGACGATTCTAGTTTAACAACTGCAGTAACAAACGATACAGTAAATGATTTATCTTATCCATATGCATCTAAAGATGCTTATGAAGCAAGAACACCATGGATTGTATCACAAAATTTAGGATCTTATGCAAGCCCAAAGACTACTAGATTATTCAAATTTCATACAAGATCTCATGGATCATCTACTAACTATCAGTATAAAATTGCAATCTTGAATATTAAAGATGCAGGAGCAGTAGCAGGATCAGATTATGGTTCATTCTCAATACAGGTAAGACGATTAGATACAGATGGTACTATACACTCTGCTAATAACCCATATGCTAAATCTGGAGATAAAGACTTAAGACCACATATAGTTGAACAGTGGAATAATTTAACATTAGATCCTAACTCACCTAACTTTATAGCTAGAGTGATTGGTGACAGATACCAAAAAATCTCAGCATCAGGTAAGGTAACAGTATTTGGTGATTATCCAAATTTATCAAGACATGTATATGTTGAAGTTCCTGAAGAAATAAAAGATCAAGGTACAGCACCTGATTTAGTTCCTTTTGGATTTGAAGCATTAGTTCAACCAATACTTACAACTGTAGGAACTTTACCAACAGCATCATTTATAGGTCATACTAATTCTAAAAGACAAAGAAAAGATGGAGCTACAACTGGTCACTATCTTAAAAAGACTCAAGTAGCAGATAATGTTTATAATAAAAGAATCTTTTACGGATTCGATTTCTTAGATAAAGATAACTATAATTACTTATTACCGTTACCAGATGCATCTACTACAGGGTACGGTGTAGGTAACAATAAGCACTTTAATTTATCACACTGCTTTCAACATCCTTCAGCATCACAGAATACAGCTGGATCAGATGAAACAATAATTACTCCAGATGGTTCAACTATAAATGTATCAACTAAGAAATTTATAATACCATTCCAAGGTGGATTTGACGGATTAAATCCAGCGCGATATATTGCAAGAGCAGGTGACATCTTATCAACTAACATGCAAGGATTTGATTTATCTTCAGCAGAAACAGCTGGAACTAAAGCTTACAAGCGTGCAATTAATGCAGTATCTAATCCAGATGAATATGATATTAACCTTATTGTAACACCAGGTCCTAATCATAGATTGCACTCTGCTGTTACTACTCACGCTAGAAACTTAGCAGAAGACAGAAGTGATGCTCTTTATTTAATGGATGCAGTAGGATACGATACAACAACAATCTCTACAGTAACAAATACAGTTTCATCATTAGATTCTAACTATACAGCTACTTACTGGCCATGGGTTAAGATACTAGATACTGATAAAAACAAACCAGTATGGGTACCACCTTCAACGGTAATGGCAGGTGTTATAGCTAAGAATGACCAAGTAGCTTTTGAATGGTTTGCACCAGCAGGTCTTAACAGAGGATTGTTAACAGAAGCTATTGATGTACCTACTAGGTTAACTCATGCAGAGAGAGATGACTTATATGAAGGTAGAGTAAATCCAATTGCAACCTTCAAAGAAGGAATTTGTATATGGGGTCAAAAAACACTTCAAGCTAAACCATCAGCTTTAGATAGAATAAATGTACGTAGATTATTAATAGCAGCTAAGAAATTTATTGCTTCAGCAACTAAGTATTTAGTATTTGAAAATAATACAAATGCAACTAGACAGCGTTTCTTAAATATTGCTAATCCATACTTTGAAAGTGTACAACAAAGACAAGGTCTTTATGCTTACAAAGTTATAATGGATGGCTCAAATAACACACCAGATGTAATTGATAGAAATCAAATGATCGGTGAAATATTTTTACAACCAGCTAAGTCTGCAGAATTTATTATACTAGACTTTAACATTTTACCAACAGGCGCAGTATTCCCTGAATAATAACTAAAAAAAGGATACTTTTTATATAACTGCATATTTATATATGTAGAAACAGAATAAACGAGGAGAACAAATGGCACAATTAATCGACCCAACAGAAGCAATGTTCACGGCATTTGAGCCGAAGACACAGAACAGGTTTATCATGTATATAGATGGTATTCCTGCATATTTAATTAAAAAAATCGACAGACCATCAGTAACTTTTGGTGACGTAACACTTGATCATATCAATGTTAAGCGTAAACTAAAAGGAAAAGCTGATTGGGGTACAATTACCTGTGATCTTTATGATCCAGTTGTTCCATCTGCAGCACAGGCTGTTATGGAATGGGTAAGGTTATCTCATGAATCAGTAACTGGTAGAGATGGTTATGCAGATTTCTATAAGAAGGACATTACATTTAATGTATTAGGTCCTGTAGGTGATAAAGTCGAAGAATGGACATTGAAAGGTGCTTTTGTACAATCAACTGCTAAAGGTAGTTTAGATTGGGCAACTGATTCAGCATTAATGCTTTCAATTACTGTTGCATACGACTACGCAATCTTACAATTCTAATACGTATTAGAACATATATTAAACAAAAATAGAGGAAAACAGTTATGAGCGAAAACACTAAAGTTACGGCTAAACAACAAGACAAAAAGAAATTTCCAACCGAATTTATCGATCTTCCTAGCGAGGGGTGGTTCTATCCAGAAAACCACCCTTTAGCTACTGGTCAAGTAGAATTAAAATACATGACCGCTAGAGAAGAAGATATACTTACTTCCGCAAATCTTATTAGACAAGGTAAAGTGATAGATACACTTATCAATGCATTATTAGTTACTGATACTAACTATGATGATGTATTTGTAGGTGATAAAAATGCTATTATGATAGCTGCTAGGATCTTAGGATACGGTAAAGATTATAATATTGATTTACCATGTAATAAATGCGGTGAAGATAATAAACTTATTATAGATCTAACCAACTTAAATAATAAGGAAATAGATTTTGATAAATTTACTAAACATCAAAATGAATTTGATTTTGAATTACCATTAAGTAAAAAAACTATTACATGGAAGTTTATGGATGGTAAAGCAGAGAAATCATTAGAAGGTGAATTAAAAGGTTTAGCTAAATTTGCTAACAAGAAAGGTCCAGGTAAAGATCTTACTACTAGGCTTAAACACCAGTTAATTGCGGTAGATGGTAATCGTGATATTAAAGCAGTTCGAGAATTTATAGATAATGATTTATTTGCACAAGATTCACTTGCATTACGTAATCATATGAGAACTTTAACTCCTGATGTATTAACGAAGTTTAATTTTACATGTGATACATGTAATCATGAGGAGACCGTCGATATGCCTATCGACACCGGGTTTTTTTGGCCTAGCTCCGAGTCATAGACCACTAATACATGAAGAAGTATTTACACTATGTTATTATGGTAAAGGCGGATTCACACATACAGAGGTATACAATATGCCTAGATACTTGCGTACATTCTATTTAAAGCAAATAGAAAAAATTGTATTAAAACGACAAGAACAGGATAAGAAACAATCTAATCAAGATCAAGGTAAATCTGAAGTATTTTCACCTCCAGTAGCGCCAAAGCAATAGGTTTTCTAGGTATTCCATATTTATATATGTGAAACTATGTAAAGGAGAATACTATGTCATCTAAAAAATATATTATAAAAGAAGGTCTATTTAATTGGTTGTTATCTAAACTAGTTGGTAAAGATAACAACGCTAAGCTGCGATGGTATGCTGCAATTAAAACTGATCCTAAACTTCGAAAACTATCTAAAGAATTCGAAAAATCTGCTGGTGAGTTAAAACGTCATTTTGATAGAGTAGGCGCTCAGGATCAAGATTATAAAGACGAACTCGAAAATATTCTTAAGCGTAGGTAATATTGAAATAACCTATGGCTAAAAAACCTACAAATAAAAGACAACGAGTAGTTGGAGTCTCTGACGACACTACAATGGCTGGAAACGCTCTAAAACAGCAAATTATTGACCAAGCTGCACTTAATAAAGTCAGTACCGAAGGTTATGCGCTAAAAATGAGGGAACTTCAAGCAGGTAGAGATTTGTTGTCTCAGGTTGAGCAAGAGCAAGGGTTAAAAAGGCAACAGTTAGAAGATGAAAAGGCAGCAGGTGTAAGCAGCAAACAAAGAAAAAAGACATTAGCCGAAATTGCTGCACTGGAACAAGATATTTCCAAACTTAAAAAAGGAAATAAGCAGGTAACAATGGAAACGGCTGAGCAAACTAGTAAAATAGATGATGCTCAGCAAAAGCTTAATAGCTCGCAGGACAAATACAACCAACTAAAACAAGATGAAAAAGTAATTACTGAGCAGATTGCTGGTAGCGTTCATGAACAAAAGCAGACATTAATTCAAATGTATGGCGAGCAGAAAGATTATGCTCAAACATTACAGGTAGCTGCTGGAATGGAAAAGGAAATAGCAGCACAAAAACGTCGAAATTTAGATATGTCTTTAGAAGATAGAGCATTACTAGAAACTACGATTGCTGACAGATCCACTATAAATGCATCTTTAGTTGAAGCAGCTAAAGAATCAGCAAAACTAACTTTATATGAGAGGGAAAAAATACCTCACATGGATAAGATTAAATCCATCCAAGCTGAGATGGTATACTTGCAACAACAGCAAGGGCAGGGTTTAACTGAAGAGCAGGGTATGCGTTTAGCTGCTTTAGGTGATATGGAGAAGCAGTATACTACTCTATCAAAACTTGAGCAAAGAAACAATAAAATTAAAGATATAAATAAAGAGATTCAAGATTTAGTATTTGGACAAAATACAGCTTTTGGTCAAGTAATGAGTACTCTTAAAGATATAGTTACCAATCCGTTAACCTTGTTTACTGGGCTACTAGCTTTAGGTGTTAAACGGTATGAGACAATGCGACAGCGTGGGAATCAGTTAGCCGAAGAGATGGACAGAGTTAACAAGAAGCTTGCAGGAGCTGGTAGCTATCAAACTAATATTATAAAACATGCGAAAACGATACAAAGTGAATTCTCGAGAGCAGGGGAGGGGTTTGCTCAAAGTATGGAGAGCGCAGTTGATTCTACAGTTGCATTAGCTAATGAGTTTGGTAAGGTTGGGTATGTATCAGCAGAATTAGTTGAAACTATGGGTCAATTAAAATTAGGACTCGGTTTAAGCGATGAAGAATCTGCTAAAGTACTTAATAACTTTGATGATATATCCGGTCTTACAAAAGGAGCAGCATCTAATGCTGCTGATATGACTTATCAATTAGCTGAACAGCATGGTTTAGATCCAGCTGCTCCGTTTAGAGATATTGCAGCTGCTTCTGGTGAAACACTAGGGTACTTCTCTGGAGGTGCTGTAGCACTTGGAAAAGCCGCGGTTCAAGCAAAGAGAATGGGATTAACATTAGATGATATGGCAGGTGTAGCTAAATCATTACTAGACTTTGAAACATCTATTGAAAAAGAAATGGAAGCTCAACTTATCACAGGTATGGATTTAGACTTTAGTCAAGCTAGAAGGCTTGCAATGATGGGTAAGACAGGTGATGCGGTACAGAATGTACTAGATCAAGTAGGTGGTCACTCGAAATTCCTAGACATGATGCCACATCAACAAAAAGCTTTAGCTGATTCAGTTGGGTTATCAGTTAGTCAATTAAGAAAAACAAATGTTGAACGCGAGCGGGAAGCAAAACATGCAGATGATAAACAAAAATTAGTAGGAAAATCATTAGCTGCAGCTACTACAACTACTCGAGTTTTAGGAAAACTTGAAACAGGGTTAGGTGTTATTGAAAAAATATCTAATGTAATTGGTGATATATTCTTAGAAGTATTTGGACCAACTATGAAAAAAACTGAAGATTGGTTTATGAAATTTATACAAGGTGATGCATTTAAAAATGGTTTAAAAAATGTATTACATATGGTGAAAGGTATAATAGAAGGTGTAGGTGATGCAATAAAATCTGTTATGGGATTTGTAGATAAAATTACAGGAGGAAAAATTGGTAGCTTAATATCCAGCTTTACTGGAGGTCTTGGAGGACAAAAGGATTTCAGCGGAGCAGAAGAAACTGGTGGCAAAATAGGAAAATATGGAGCTATGATAGGAGGAGGAATATTCCTTGCATCTAAACTTCTAGGTACTAGATTCAACCCAATGCATGTTACATCTTCAGGTGGGATGTTTGGTGGAGGTGATGGAGGAGGGGGTACTGATATGATCTCTAAGTTAACCAGAGGTATTAACTTCTTATCAGGTAAAGGTATGAGATCTGGTAGTAAAACATCAGGTATGACTAGAATTCTTAACGCTACAAGGGGAGGTGGATTAAAAGGTGGATCGAAAGCCATGGGTAGAATGATACATGGTAGTAGAATAGCAGGAATGGGTAACTCAATAGCTGGAGCTTTTGGATCTAGTGGAACTGCAATGGGTGGAACTGCACTAGGTGGAGCAGGTGTTGTTGCTGGTGGAGTATTAGGAGCTGCAGCAATAGGAAAAGGTATATATGATGTAGCTTCATTAGATAATATGAGTACCAACAGAGAGAAAACAACTGCAAAAGGTGGTTTAGGTGGAGCTTTAGGTGGAGCTGCAATGGGAGCTGCAATAGGTTCATTTGTACCAGTTATTGGTACTGTACTTGGTGCAGGTATAGGAGCAGCAATTGGGTACTTTGGTGGTCGAGCAATTGGTAGTATGGATGCATTTGCTGACAAGCTTGATAAATCTCGAGATAACTTAGCTGACTCAGCTAAAAAGTTGAGTAGAGAGAAACAGGTTTTCGATCAAACTATGGAGTTAAAAGCAAAAGTAGCTCATGCTAGTGTGTATGCAGACTTTAAGAAAATGTCTAAAGGTTTAGATTTACTAGTAGGTGACCCTTTAGCTGAATTTGGCCAAAAAATGGTTTTAGCTGGAAATATTACTCAAAAAGCCTTTGATGAATTAGCTAAAGATGGTTTAACATTAGCTGAATCACAATTAATAGCATCAGGGGCATCCGATAAAGTTGCAACTGCTTTTGAGCTCCAACAGAAAGCAATTACTGATTCAACTATAGCTGAGGCAGCTAAACTAGATGTGTTACGAACTCAGCAAGCTAACGCAACGAAAGGAGCTTCACAAGAAACATTTGGACAAACCTTTGAGACGTTAGCTGCAGGTGGTGTAATAGATAAGAGTGACTTTGGAAAAATGAACACCGAAAGAACAGTAAAAGGATGGGGTGGAGATATTCAACAAAATTCATCTAGTATTACCAATAGCAATGTCCAAAGGTGGAAAGGAGCTTACGTTCCAGGTACCAAAGCTTATGAAGATATAGCTAGGCGGGACACTTCTGGTACCTTTGAGAAAAAAGCTGCAAAAACATATTCAGGAGCACAAGAGTATGCATCAGCTCAAATGTCAATGTCAGGTAATGCTCTTGATAAAGAAACTATGGATAGGTTGATGAAAAAAGTTATG